ATGTGATCGTTGGCTTCAACAACGAAATCTTCCGCAGCAACGGCGCTGGCCCAACTGGCATCAGCTAAGGAGTAAGGTGTTATGGCTGTTAATCTAAGTCAAATCAGAGACCTTCTCCTCCCCGGCCTCCGTGGCGTTGAAGGCAAGTACGAAATGATCTCGTCGCAGTACGACAAGATCTTCACAAAACACGAATCAAAAATGGCTTTGGAACGCACTGCTGAAATGCGTTACCTTGGTCTTGCACAGCTTAAGACCGAAGGTGGTCAGACAGCTTTTGATTCGAATGCTGGTGAGCGTTTCGTTTGGAATCAGGAGCATACTGAAATTGCTCTGGGTTATGCNATTACCCGCAAGGCAATTGATGATAACCTCTACAAGACCCAATTCATGCCATCTAACCTTGGCTTGGTGGAATCATTCCAGCAGACTAAAGAAATTTATGGCGCGAACATTCTTAACACGGCAACGACCTACAATTCGGCTGTTGGCGGTGACGGTGTAGCACTTTGCTCCACGGCGCATCCAATTGACGGTGGTACGGTTGCTAACACGCCTACAACTCAGGTTGATTTGAACGAAGCCACGCTATTGAATGCAATGATTGCAATTCGTGCCAACTTCAAAGATCAGGCTGGTTTGAAGATCTTTGCCCGTGGTCGCAAACTCATCATTCCTCCGCAGTTAGAGCCAGTTGCAATTCGTCTTACGAAGACAGAACTGCGCCCCGGTACTGCAGACAACGACGTCAACGCGATTATGATGACGGCAGGCGGACTCAGCGAAGGTTACCTGGTCAACGACTTCTTGACCTCTTCGTATGCTTGGTTCCTCCTCACCAACATCGATGGATTGGCGTATATGGAGCGCATTAAGTTCGAAACAGACATGCAAGTAGACTTCGTCACTGATAACTTGCTTGTTAAGGGCTATGAGCGTTATTCGTTTGGTTATTATAACTGGCGCGCAATCTACGGCTCGTTCCCAACCTCGTAAGGAGAAGGCAACATGGCTAATTCAGCATTCTCCGGTCCACTGATTGTTTTTGGGCAAAATCCAACGCAGCCAGCGGATTACAATCCAGACATCGGTGGTTCGTCCCTGTTTTATGCAGGGACGGGCATTCTAGATCCACGCATACCATTCACATTTTTACCCGGCGAATCGCAGGCGGCGGTTGATTATGGCTGGTTGGGCGTAGATAACATTACTACATTAAGTGCGGTGCCTTATACGGCATCTTCAACAGCAATTGTTGCTTCGGCCAACCCTACAAGCGCAACTCTTGCTTTAGTAACGTCCAGCTCCTCAACAACGGGTGTGTATTATAACAATACAAACTTTGTTCGTTCTGATACTGGNGCAACTGATACGGTTTTGGCGCTTGATGCTTATGCATCGGTTACAGGCTCATTCAGCAATGGTGTACTGACAATAACGGCCTCGTCTAATCAAATGCCAATTGGTCCGGGCATGGTTGTTATTTCTACTTCCGGCACGGTATCTCAAGGTACTGCGCTGGGTACTCAAGTTGTTGCTCANCTTACGACAACTGGAACTTATTCCACTGTGTCGCAAGGGACTACGGGCACATATCAGACTAACGGCAACTTGACTGCAACTTCCGGGACAGTAGTTCTTGCTTACCAGAACGTGCAGCAATGCGCCGTGCCAAACAATGCTCAAACGCCGAGCCAAGGCAATTGGAGTNCACAAGCTCTACTTGGTCGTGCAGTGAGTGTTACGGCAGCATCGGGTGCTACATATACCACCGCAAGTGTTAACGGTTATGATATTTACGGATATCCAATGACCGAAAATATTACAATTACGGCNNGTAGCACGGTCAATGGTAAAAAGGCATTTAAGTATATCAAATCTGTGGTACTTTCGGGTGGCACGGCTGATACAACTCATGCTTATTCTGTTGGCACGGCTGATGTGTTTGGTNTCCCANTGCGTTCAGATACGTTTGGTGATATCATAGTAAACAATGCTTCGTCGTTAGTTGCTACGACATTGATTACTGCGGCAACAAACTATCTTCCTTCTGACCGCACCACGCCATCGGCTACAACGGCAGATGTTCGTGGAACCTTCGCTGCAACTTCAAGCAGCGGGGCTAATAAACTGATTGTCCGTCAGTCCCCTCAAGCTTATATGGTTCCGTACACTACGGGTCTATTTGGCTTGACCCAATATTACAACTTCTAAGGAATTAGGCCATGAAGGCACATAAGGGTAAGTCTGAACAAGACGGTACACATGGGGAAAATTACCCCGATAGTTCGGTAACCGAAGTTTACGCTGGTGAAGGTTCGCACACTGAACACGAAGCTGAGGAACGTAAGCATGGTGGCCGCACAAAGCGCAAGCATGGTGGCGTTGTGCATCACAGCATGAAGCACAAAGAACATCACCATGAGCATCCAAAGGCGGAGCATCGCGCCAAGCGCAAGCGCGGTGGCAAAGTTCACCATCATCCAGAACACGAGATGCATGGCGAACATTCAAAGCAGCGTGCAGACCGTAAAGCCCGTAAGGCTGGCGGACAAGTAGGGGCAAACATGCACCCGCTTTCAACGGCACATGCTGGCAAAGAGCCAGCAAAGCACAAGTCTTACGAGCCTGAACACGATTAATAAAAATTGAGGGGGCGTAAAAACCCCCTCTTTTTTCTCATGGGTGTAGTATGACTGCAGCTTGGACACGNTCTGAAGGTAAATCACCGTCTGGCGGATTAAACGCCAAGGGGCGCGCTTCTGCACGAGCAGAAGGCCATAATCTAAAAGCGCCAACGAAGGATAAAGAAAATCCTCGTCACGACAATTTTTGTAGCCGGATGACTGGCATGAAACGCAAAATGACTGGTTCCGCCAAAGCTGCCGATCCAGATAGCCGCATCAATAAATCACTCCGCAAGTGGGGCTGCTAATGACAGATAAACCATTTTGGGAAACTAAACTTCCCAAGGACCACCATACAAAACACTTGTCGCATAAACAGCAACAAAATGCTAAAGCTAGGGCAATGGCTGCTGGTCGGCCCTATCCCAATTTAATTGATAATGCTGCTGCGGCGCGTAAAAAGGGCAAATAATCATGGGTACGTTTTCACAGTCAGGTGTTGTTTGGGATTCAATCACCAAGAACGGCAAGCATGAACCTTTTGAACTGCAAGTTGGCCGCGGGTTAATTACCAACCACCAACCTGTAGAAATTTTTGGTTACAGCACTCAAATTGGCGGAACTGCCCTTGGCCCATTGTGGGAAGGTTTAAGTCAATCTGGCGGTACGTACACGTACCCTAGTTCGGCTGGTGTTGTTGTCCTCCTTAGTGCATCTGGTGCAACCGATGCCGGTCTTACTATTCAAGTTAATGGTTTGGATTCAAGTTACAATTTGCTTTCTGAATCGGTGACGCTAAATGGCTCCGGCACGGCCACAACGACCAATTCGTTTTTCCGCATTAACGGGATGTTTGTCACAAACGGCGTCAATGCCGGTAATATTACCGGAAAGATTGCGACTGTCCTTTATGCTCAGATCAATGGCAGTGTTGGTCAGACACAAATGTCTTTATATACCGTTCCAAAAGGCTACACATTCTATCTGACTTATGTTCAGGCAAATGCGTCTATCGGTTTTACGTCCAGCAACTACATGATTTATGCTGAGTATAATAAATTCAATATTGCCAATACAATTCAGGAAAATGGGTATAATTATTCCTTGAATGGCAACACGACACTGTTGTCGCAGTCCCCGTTTGTGCAGATTTTCAACATTCTGTACACGGTTCCAGTTGGCCATCCCGGCGGCACTGACGTTCAATTTCAAATGAAATCTAACACTGGCGGTCCTTTTGTTGGTTCAATTTTCGCAGGTGGTTATTTAATTAACGACGCTACCAGCACTAACTTCTAATAAGGAGCCGTTATGACCACAAGCGGCACATATAATTTTTCGCCCTCGCTTGGCGAATTGACGCTTTATGCGTTTAATTTAGCTGGGGTTAGAAACACAGCTATTGCGCAAGAGCATTTGTCTTCTGCGCGTATGGCAACGAATCTTATGCTATCGCGTTGGGCCAACCAAGGTGTTAACCTTTGGAAAGTAGAGCTTGTAACTATTAATTTAGTAACAGGCACATCTACGTATAGCGTTGATCCTAATGTAGTTATGGTATTGGATACATATGTAACAACGCCAAATAGCGGTGCGAATATAGATAGAATTATTTTGCCGGTAAGCCGCACAGAATATGCTTCGTATCCTAACAAAACTCAACAAGGTTTCCCCACAATCTATTGGTTTGACCGATTAATTAGCCCAACCATTACGGTTTGGCCTGTTCCTAATACGTCAAACGGACCAACAACTTTGTCGTATTACGCAGTTACGCAAATACAAGACAGTAACCTAACCAATGGCCAAACAGTAGATATTCCGTATCGTTGGTATGAAGCCTTTGCTAATGGGTTAGCTTATCGTCTGGCAAGGATTTGGAATCCGCCATTAGTACAAATGCTCAAAATGGAAGCCGACGAATCATATGCAATCGCCGCGCAACAAGATACTGAGTGGACAAATTTGTATATTTCGCCTCAAATCTCCGGTTATGGCGCAATTAAGGAGGCGTAAATGGGTTATGCCTCAAAAGTTGGCCGAGCAAGAGTAAGCTCTAAAAACCCCCAAGCGTTAGGAGTTTGTGATCGTTGCGGAATGTGGTACAACCACGTTGATCTGGCTTGGCAATTTGATTGGGGTGGCGCGTCGCTTATTAACAAGCGCATTCTTGTATGCCGCCCCTGCAATGATATCCCGCAAAATCAGTTACGCGCTATTGTCCTCCCGGCAGATCCAATTCCGGTTATGAATCCTCGTGTTGAGTTTTGGACATCTACACAAGTAGATCAACTTGCCGAGTCTGGAACAAGCACAATAAATGCGACCACGGGTTTGCCTATACAAAATCCTGTTTATATTAACACTCAAGATGGGCAATATGTTGCACCGCAACAAACAGGTAATCCTGTTGGGTTAGAGCAATATGCCATATCTCCTTTATTTCAAAACACTGCTTACGCGGTGACGCTTCCAATTGTGTCCATGCAAGCTAATAACACGACAATTATTACTGTAACTACTTCAACTGCGCACAATCTTTCCGTAAATAGCCAAATTTCAATCGAGGGAACGACTCAAGGCGCAAAGACGGATGGTTTTTATAGCGTTACAGAAGTTGGTTCAGCTACACAATTTAAGTACACCGTTGCTCAAAATATAGCTTCTGGTAGTATATTAGGGTCTACAACGCTTGTAAAAACTGCTAATGTGGGCCTACCGTATGAACTTACTCAGATTCCGCAAACTGGGCCGCTGACATGACCACTACCACCATACCAAATTTACCAGCGGCAATATCTCTCACGGGTTCTGAACAGTTAATGCTGATTCAGAATGGCTCTACTTATCGGGCCACATCTCAGCAGATAGCAAATCTTAATGCCAACAATGGCACGGTTACATCGGTAACAGCGCAAGCTCCGCTTTCTGGCGGCACAATTACAACAACAGGCACCATTGGCCTTAACAATAACGGCGTTACCAATACATATCTTGCCCAAATGGGTGGTAATACTCTTAAGGGTAATAATACGTCGGGTTCTGCCCAACCAGTAGATTTGACGGTTAGCCAAACGATGGCAATGTTGGGTGCGGCGCCTCTTGCATCTCCTGCATTGACGGGGGCGCCAACGGCTCCAACAGCAAGTTCTTCTGACAACAGCACACAAATTGCTACAACTGCATTTGTTAAAGCACAGGCTTACGGCACTGGTACGGTTACATCGGTGACGGCTGGTAGCGGTTTATCTGGAGGTACGATAACCACTACTGGCACTATTTCATTGC